TTGATAGCCTCTTGTGTTACTGCTTGTTGATAAGGATCCATGAACTGCTGTGCTCTTGACGGATCAAAGTTCATCTGTCTTAATGCCTCTGCACCTGCAGCAGCTGATCCTAGGCCCGCGGTTTGTGCTGCCTGACTAGCTTGTAAGAAAGGTTGAAACGCTCCAATACCTTGAAACGCTAAGTTCATTGCAGCTTCTTGTGTCGGACTAAATCCTGCCACCTGTTGCTGTGGTATTGTCTGTGGTAATTGTAAAACACCTTGCGCTTGTGGTGTTCCAAATAAAGTGTTTAATAATTGTTGTTGTCTGTCGCTGATATACTCAGGGACCTTAGTAGTTACGATTTGTTCTTGTGTTGCCATTATGCTGACCCCTCTAGTCTATCCATCATCTGATACATTCTCTTTGCGCCTTCGCGACGGTCTCCTCCGCCTGCACCCCTGACTGCTTTAGCCGTCATGACAAATTCTCCGTCGCTTAGCATTGCGGGGATATCGTCACTTGTTTCGGTCCCTGGACCGAGAGACATGCCCCCTTGTCGTAAATCTGTTACTCCTCCACCTTTAGCTTTTCCTTGTGGAAATAAAACATCACTTGTTGGGAATATTTGTGTATCTATTCTACGTGGTGTGAAATCTTGTACATCAGATCCCTCTGGTTCACCTTCTTTAATTAAAAATCCTAAAGCTGTTGTCAAAGGTATACCTAGTCTCAACATGTCCGTAATACTTAAACCACCTGGTCCTGACTTACCTCCTATTTCTTTGGCTATTTCTGCGGCCGCATCTGGGGACACGTCCTTTTTAATTAACTGGTCAAATAATTCTTCATTAAATCCAGTTTTACTTTTTTCACCAAATATTTTATCTAATCCTAAACCCTCTCCAAAACTGCCTTTTGTTAAACCAAACTGTCCGCCTTTACCTAATAATCCTGCAAAAGTATCTGTACCCTTACCTCCACCTAATAATAATTCCATAATGCCTTGAGCCTTTGCCCCTTCAGCTGCACCTGGAATACCTATTCCAAAAAGACTTTTTGCACCAGGACTATAAAAACCTGCCCCACCTCCTGCTAGTGCTCCTCCTAGTCCACCACCAATACCACCAGCGATGGCTCCTAAGAAAGGATTACCAGTTGCAAGTCCTACGATAGGACCTAAGAACTGCTCTAAGTCACCTGGTATTGCTTTTCTAATACCTTTAACAATTTTTTTTAGGAAGAACTCTGGTTGACCTGTGACTGGATTAATAGAATTTAATTCATTACCAACAATGTATCGGCCAGGATCTATGCCCATGTCTACCATTGTTTTGAATAATCTTTTCTTTAATACTGGGTTTCTGTCTAATACTTCCATGGGCACAACAGTTTCACCCTCTGCTGCATGCACCATATAAGTATCTTCATAACGACCTAATCCTCCCAGTGAGGATACGAAACTTTTAAATTGGTTTAGTGACTCAAGTCCCTGCATATTATTATGTTGTATCTCCAAATATATCTAAGCTGTTTACCATGACAGCGACATCTCTTTTGATGTGTTTCTCTTCTGTGGAAGTTGCAGGATCTTCGACGTCGGCTAATGCTTCTTTTTCATTAGCGTATTCTTTTCCTGTTTGCGTATTAGTAATAGTAATCTTAGTTTCGACAGGTAAGATTTTAATACCCTCACCCGCTAATACGGTTTCATCTTTTTTTATACCCATTTTCCCATCCTTTTGCAATATAATAGTTTTAACATTTCCATCTCTTTCTAGCCTGTCTTAACCTTGAATTAGGGTCTTTTGCAGCCTTTGGAAACTTCTTCATTTGTCCTGCGCTTCTAGCACAAAAAGACTTTCTTCTTTTTGCAGCTTTACTGCCAGGTTTTACTTTACCTGTAACAGCAGTCTTAAGCTTTGACCCAGGATTATCTCTGCGATATTTAGCAACACCAGCAGCAGT